ATCTAAATATACTGGCACAACAACAGGATCACCAACAGTAACTACATCTGGATCTAATACTATTCTAAAATATACCAGTTCTGGTACTTATACAGCTTAAACGGAGAAAGAAATTGGGTACTTATGCAAAAGTAGAAAATGGTTTAGTTACACAAGTAATTAAAGCAGATCAAGATTTTATAGATTCTGGCGTTGTTGGTCATGGCTGGGTTCAAACATCTTATAACACAAGAGGTGGAATCTATTACATTCCTGATAGCAACCCTCAAGAGCCAGATCCAGATCAGTCAAAAGCTCTAAGAGCTAACTATGCTGGTATTGGATATATATACGACTCAGTAAATGATGTCTTTTATTCTGAAAGGCCATTAGATATGAATGGTCTAGTATGTAATAGCTGGACTATTGGCGCTCCTACATGGTTATGGAATCCTCCTATTCCTTATCCTACAGATGGAAAAATGTACGGATGGGATGAGGCAACTCAATCCTGGGTAGAAATCACTCCATAATAGGATTTTGTAATGAGCGACTTAAGACTAGGTAGGATAGAAGAAAAACTAGATAAACTTGCCGATGCAGTCGTAAGCCTTGCTCGGATGGAAGAACGGATGCTCACTCTGTTTAAGCGGATTGAGCAATACGAAAATCGTCAAGAGAAGATAGAAGAACGAGTGTCCGATCTAGAAATGGAAGATGCTGGTAAAAACTCAGTTATTCGGATCATAGAAAAAGCAACATGGCTCGTACTAGGAATCGCATTGGCTTTCTTCACAGATATTTTAAAAAGGTAGCCTTATATCCCAATTGGAAACAGATCATCCGTAAGGCATGGTCTATCCGATTTATGACTATGGCTGCCGTTTTATCTGCTTGTGAAGTAGTGCTTCCATTGTATGAAGATACAGTACCTAAAAATCTTTTTGCTACGCTATCTTTCTTTTTTGTTAGTGCTGCTTTTATTTCTAGGATTGTGGCTCAACGGGATGTTTAAAAGACAAGACATAGCTGCAATCAGTTTATCTGCTACGGCCTTGGTCGCTATTGCATTACACGAAGGATATAGAGAAGATGCTTATCTACCCTTGGCTGGAGATATACCTACGATTGGTTTTGGAACTACATCTGGAGTTAAGCTGGGAGATAGAACTTCTCCAGAAAAAGCTCTCCAAGTGGCTTTAAGAGATATACAAAAATTTGAGGGCGCACTAAAACAATGTGTAAAAGTGCCACTCAGTCAAGGAGAATACGATGCTTACATTAGCCTTTCTTATAATATTGGTTCTGGTAGTTTCTGCCGTAGCACTTTGGTTAAAAAGCTCAACGGACAAGACTATGAAGGAGCGTGTAAAGAAATCCTTAGATGGGATCAATTCAAAGGTCAAAGACTTCCTGGGCTAACTAAACGCAGACAGGAAGAATACATAAAATGCTCGACATCCTAATTTCCCCATTTGCTAGAATTATTGGCGTAATCGTGCTTATAGGCGCTTTGTTTGGTGCTGGCTACTACAAGGGCTACTCAGGTGAAAAACAGCGCTTTGACACCTTTAAAGCTGATTTAGAGGCACAAGTAAAAGCACAAGAAGCAGTCAATGAATCCATCAAAAAGCAACAAGATATTATCGGTAAATCTATAAGGTCTGATTATGAAAATAAGCTCAATTCTCTTAAGTCTTATTATGGTGGGATGCGCCAGCAGTCCAGTTCCAACGGCCTGTCCACCTTACCCAGTACCACCATCGGTCTTGATGGAAAAGCCACCAACCTTGAACTTACTTGCGCCTATACAACGCAACAATTAGTATCTCTACAGGATTGGATTGTAGAAGTTTCTAAAACTGGTCGGTAAGGCAGACATACCTAAATTCCTTAACTGGGATGTCGTAGAATAATTCCCCGCTTGGAACTTCGAAGTTCTTAACTTCTATTATGGGGTGCTTCTTTGCAATATCAGCTCTACACCAATACGCATGGCCTAGATCTTGAGTTAGTGCAAAAAATAGAACAGGGAGATCTTGCTGAAATAGCTTATCTTTACGCTGTCCTATATGAATGGTGGGATAGTGGCAGTAAGCCCAGCTACGCACTTCAACTTCAACAAAGCCAACTGGATTTTCTCCTCTTAAAGCGATTAGATCAACTCCATACTCATTAGGGTTTGGGATGCAATTCAGTCCCCACTTCATCTTCATCCACTCGCTGACTGCTTTCCTCGCTGGTGGATCGTACTGGTCGTGTAGGCTCTGGCTGAATCTTTTTCTTGAAGATTGCATCATAGTTGGTTAAATAGGCCTGAGTAGTGTCTTTTTGTCTTTCGTTCATAATTAATGCCACCTGATCTGTAGGGGGTGGCGCTCCTCGTGAAGGACAGCAAGCAGATCTCTTTGGGGTTTAAATTAGAAGCAATTAACTACATTGCCACATACTGTACAAGTGGTCATTTTGCCATTAACAATGATTGTTTGCGTTTGGCAAGCATAAGCTCCTGTAATGCCTAATAACATAAATGTTACTGCTGCTAATAATAGTTTTTTCATCTTGCTCTCCTCAGAACGGAATATCGTCATCTACGATGGTATTTTTAGGCATCTCATCATTGCCTCTGGGCGTAAAGTTATTACGCTCTTTCTCTTTCCCTACGGCAATACTAAAGAACTTGCCATTCTTGCCTTCTTTGATCCATCCGCTTAGCCAATGCTCCTTGCCATTGACCATGATTGATCCAGCATAGTCTGGATGCGTGTCTTTTTCCTTCCTGGTGTTCTTAAATAGCGATCCGCTACCTTCCTTCATTTCGTAAGCCATTATTTTCTCTCTTTCAATTTTGTAAACATTTCCTCAACTTCACTCAAGAACTTCTCTACTTCTGCTTCCATTGCCTTGATATATTCATCATCCCTTTCAAGGCGCACTACAAACAATTGCAAGTCCTCTGGTAGCCTAGGGTCAAACGATACGAAATCGCACCATTGACGGCCTGTTACTGTCATTTGGCATTGCATTTGAGGGACATATTTAGTTGGCGGTTTATCATCCGTCAAATACTCTATATGCGTACTGCTATTTGGACACTTTATTTCGAGCAATCCATCGTCAGCAATACACCCATCAGGACTACAACCAAAATTACTGATACTAGGGTGGTTAATAAAAGCGACTTCATCAACGAATATTCCCATTTTTGCTTCATAAGCGATCCTAGCTAGTGGTTCTGTTGCTGTACCCCATTCCATTGCTGCATTGGTAAACGACTCTCCTGGAACTCCTGTAAGCCTCTGAACTACCAACTCTGTCCTGTAGTTCTTACGGCTGGCAGACTCCCCAGACTTCCCCTTAGAAAGTACATCTGCTATACGGCTGGCTGTTACTTTGCCTAGCCGTTGCAAATGCCACTCTACTGTTCCTTGTTGAATCATTTTTCTCTTGCTTCCATCATTGCATCAGCAATTTCATAAGACTTCATTGTTGCAATTTCAACCCAGGAATGTTCTCCGTCTTTAAGATCAAACTTCCAATCTCCAGCGCATATTCCTTGCATTGTTTTAGCTGCAAAGTAATCCCTCAAATCCATTCCTAGATCATCTTCATTACCATCCATCATTGCTATTGGAAATGCCTTCATACATTTACCTTTTCCATTGAGATCACTTTTAGCTTAGTAGCCATTACAGATAACTCCATTGCTGCTTGTGCTGCTTCTAAATGATTTTCTTTAAGCTCATGGTTATAAAAGCTCTTAAGAGTTTTCATAGCATCTAAGTAAATTTCTGAATAATCGTTCATTCTTTATCCTCGTCAGTATATGGTTCTACATGGCCTTGTCCTAGAGATACATCTGCAAGTTCATTCATTTCCCATTTCCTTGCAAACTCAGCAGACATGGCATCAATTGCAGCGTTCCATCCTAGCATAAAATATTCTTGTGGATGGTAAACAGGCTTGTCTAAACTATTAAAAGCCTCTAGGCAAAGTTTATTAATCATTTTTGTTTAAACCTTAAATTGACTACTTCTTTACTAAACTCTGGCTGAATATCATCTAGAGTCTTGGCACACTTCTCTCTAAAATCAGCCCACTTTTTAATATACTTAGCTTGCTCACTTGCTGGTACATAGCCATACATCTTCTTCCATCGAACAGTAATATCTGTTCCAGCTTTACTATAAATATAATCATTTAGGTTTTGATTCATTTTTCTTGCTCCTATATTTAGTTGCTGCTTCACGATTTAAACAAACTTCACACTTCCATCTACTTGTCTTGTTAGTCTTTACCAACTTAAAACCAATTGTCGGTCTGAAAACCTGACAAGACACACACCACTTCCTATCCACCATCCCAGCCCTCTTTTAAATATCCAAACTCTGACGCATCGCTTACGGCTCTGGTATCTAAACACACATCGCACTTGTCTATCCATATACGATACTCGTGGTCTTTAGGTCTATGAATCCCCCATTTAGCGCCACATTCCGAACAAACATTATCAGGCTGCTCCTGGGCTAACTTCATTGAATTTCTCTTTCATTAAGTTATAAGCATTGGTTATTGGTGGTAATAGAGCTGGTTTAGCCTGATACTTCTTGTATAATTTAGCAAAGGCCACCTTGAGTTCGGCAGGGGTTTTTTGCGCCTTGATTTCTGAAATATCAGCATCCAACGCATCTCCTGTATCTACATCATCCCAAAGATCCTCACCTACATAAAGTGAAAGTCCCAACCCATGTAGTGCGATTGCTTTCGTCAAAGCTCTTTGCATAGCGGTATTTACGGCAAACGCATCAGGGTTAGGTATAGCCTTATTGCGATAGTCCATTACTGGGAGCTGGGCAGTCATAGACTTTCCAAATGCAGTAACAGTACAAAAGACCATCAATGTATCCCCAAACATTACAGGCTGCCCATAAGCCCAGGTAGCGCTTTGGTCATGTTGCAACAATGTATCTACAGCCCATGCCCATGATAAATAGCTAAGATTATTTTTCTTTTCTATCTTGTCTGATACATCTACATTTCTTAGTTCTAAATATTTGCTCATCTTTATTCCTTCACTCTAAATGATGTTGTGCTGTTGATTCCCAGTATTCAAAAGAAACTGTATAAAGTTTTAGACCTAGCTTTGCCCAATCTTTTTGCTCTACACAATCTCTAATGAATTGCTGGAGTTCTACATTATCACAGTCTTGACCAATGGCTTCTCCAAGTTTGGAGAGGTCTGTAGGATCATAGTCTGGATCGTTCTTAACCATCCAGTATGCTTCCTCTGCGATGCGCTCTGCATCTTCTTGGTCATCGTATGGTGCTTCATAGTAGGAGTTGTTGTTATACATATTAAACTCCCCATGCAAACATAGTGCCTAAGATAATTCCTAGAGCAATTACACCAAGCCAATTAATTAAAGTTACTTTCATTTGATACTCCTTCACGAGTGGTTAATGTTTACTGCATGAATTAATACTAATCTACAAATGTAGAGATTTGCAAATATTATTTTCTAGGTACTTTCCCTAGTGTTGCTTTTGCACACTTGTTGTTTTTTTTCACTAATGTAGAATAAACGATCAACTAGGAGAAATCATGGAAAAAACAGCATTTGACAACCTAATGGCAGAGTTTGGCTCAATCAAGAACTTATGCGACAAGATTGGCGTTAAGTATGTTACGGCCTATGCCTGGAAGATGCGTAACGGAATCCCTAAGAAATGGCATAGCGCCATCATAGAGGCTTCAAATGGCAAACTGACGGCAGAACATCTTGGCTAGTCAGAATGTACGCACAATCGCTCTGTACGAGTCTAAAGGCTATAAATGCGATGTAGTCGAAAGCTACAACGCCTTTACCAAGCGAAAAAAAGATTTGTTTGGCATTTTCGACATCGTGGCTATTGGCAACGGAGAAACGATAGGTATTCAACTTACATCCAAAAGCAATATGTCCAGCAGAATAAAGAAAATTGCAGATTCGGATTTCTTTACAGAGATCGTAAGGTCTGGCTGGCGAATCATCGTAATTGGATGGTATAAAAAAGAAAATGGTAGATACGACTACAAAGAGTTTGAGTTTTAGGTTATAGTATTAATTCGTAAGTTGGAGGCTCTAACGACATACCAGCGACTTACGATTACAGCGTTACTGGGGGTAGTTGATGAAACAGCGCAAATATAGGTGGCGAAGATAGTGCCTATTCAACGAAAGACTGTCGGGTTCTGTAACTCCGATGGAGCAGATGAAGGCGAATCTAGGTAGGCTAGGTTCGTTCACCGAAAGAGCAGTAACCTTATTAAAGACTTTAATAATATACCTATAAGTATTAAATACATTTTTAATTAGTACCTATAGGATACAAATGACAGAACAAGAATACATAGAACAAGCTACTAAATTCATGCAGCATGAAAGTAGATTTGAACTATCTGCGTTTCCTTGTCTTGGTGATGATTCTGGTCATGGATACGATCAACACTACATTTACCATGTAGCCTGGGCGCTAAGAAAAATAAAAGAGATAAACCCTAGAAACCATATAGATATTGGGTCTAGCCTACATTTATCTACTTGTGCAGCAGCTATAGTACCAACAACTTTTTACGACTTTAGAGCGCCAAAAATTAGCGTTCCTAATTTAATGGTAGCGCAATACGATTTAACTAAACACTCACTATCAATAGCAGAAAGCGTTTCTTGCTGCCATGTTGTAGAGCATATAGGACTAGGAAGATATGGAGATGAACTCGACAATGAAGGCGATATCAAAGCAATTGCAAACCTTAAGCGAATGGCATCTAAACATCTGCTGTTTGTTGTTCCTGTTGGGAGGCCAGTTGTTGCGTTTAATGCACACCGCATTTACAGTCCTGTTTATATTCGTGATTTGTTTAGCGAGTACGATTGCGAGTTTTATATTATTCCTAATGATGGAAGAAGCCCTTTCATAACTGATGTTACAGAGCTAGATTTACCTTATGCTTGTGGATGTTTTCATTTTGTAAAAAAGTAGTTGCATTTGTAGATCATTGTCGTTTAGTATTTATGAATGAACAAAAAAATTAAAAAAGCTATGCACTATATGTGCGCTGATGCAAGTAGCTGCTTCCCATCCTGGCAAGTAAAAAAGCTAAAAGTAAATTGGCTAAAAGACAGGCTACTTTACAAAGGCATTACCAATGAAGGCGATATTGTTGTAACTCCTGTAGTCATTGCTACAGACTACAACGAAACAAAATACATGATGGATTGTGTAACTGGATCGCTATATAAAAACGGCAAGTGCAAAACTTCTGACTATCTAAAGCTATTAGATGTTGTAGAAGCAGATGGTCTTGCAAAGCAATTGATGGAATTAAAAACTAAAGCATTAGGAGGATAAATGTTAGAGCCAATACCTTTTGCTGGAATGGTGGAGATTGATATGGATACAAACGATTTAGCCGATAGATTAGAGCAGTTTTACTCTGGTACGCATATTCAAAAGGCTGCTGAAGTGCTGCGCCAGCAACAAGCAGAAATAGAGGCATTGAAAGCAAAAACACTAACAGATGAAGAAATAGTAAGCATTTATGAATCGTCTTACTTAGAAAGTGGTTTAGATGAATGGGAATTCGATCCTGTTTATTTTGCTAGATCAATACTAAGAAAGGCACAAGAGAAATGACTCTTGTTAAATGGATTGGAACAATTTTATGTTTGATAGGAATATTCCTAACAAGCATTAATGTTTATCCATATAACATTTGGTATGGGCTAGTAGGAAGCGCTATATGGGCATTTGTTGGTATATACCAACGAGATATACCATTATTTTTAGTAGAGTTTGTAGCTGTTGCGTTTTATGCTTATGGTGTAGTAACCTATTATTTTTCGTGAAGGAGAGATGATGTTTGATAAGTTCTGGGATCTTTATCCTCGTAAAGTTAGCAAGAGAGTAGCGCAGCGTAAGTTTGAGGCTCTAAGAGCAGATGAGCAAAAGCTGGCATTAGAGGCATTGCCAAATCATATTAAATATTGGAAAACAAAAAATACTGAGATGGATTTCATCCCACACGCATCCACTTGGTTAGGGCAGTATAGGTTTGAGGATGAGATCGTCATAGAAGAACCTAAAGTAAATAAACGGCCTGAGTTGCCTTGGTATAGCTCAGAAGAATTAACCATTAAAAAAGCACAAGAGATAGGTGTTCAAGCGTATGCTGGAGAAGGATGGCAACAATGGCGAGCAAGGATCAGCCAAAAGATTAAGCAGCTAGAGGAGCAACTATGAGGGTATTAGTTGCTTGTGAATATAGTGGAATAGTAAGAGATGCATTCATTAAGATGGGACATGAAGCAATGAGTTGCGACATAATACCTACTGATGCTCCTGGCGCACACTATCAAGGATCTGTATTGGATATATTAGATCAGGGCTGGGATCTTATGATCGCTCATCCACCATGTACATATATATCAAATGCTGGAGCTAGACATTTATATCCAAAAAAGATACTAAACAAGGATCGTTATCACAAAGGCATGGAAGCAGTTAAATTTTTTATGGCTTTGTACAACGCAAAAATACCAAGAATTGCAGTAGAAAATCCAATACCATCTAAAGTTTATGGACTTCCACAATATAGCCAAACTATTCAGCCTTATGAATATGGGCATCCATTTCAGAAAAGAACTTGTTTATGGCTTAAAAACTTGCCATTATTAAAGCCTACAAATATTTTACAAAAGGGGGAAAGTACAAAAGTTGTTGGCAATTGGTTTAATGCTGGCGGTAAAGATAGGCAAAAAAATAGAGCAAAAACATTTGAAGGTATAGCTGATGCAATGGCAGAACAATGGGGAAACCTATAGTGAAGAATGGCGCAATGAATGTGAGGCTAGAGAGCTATTAACTTGGCCTTTAGCAGACAGGCGCAAGCAATTAAACCTAATAGCAGATAAGCGTGGCTGGGATGCGATGCTTAAACTTAGAGATGAAATGGAAAGACAATGGAAAGCAGCGAAAAATCAGCACTCAAATCAAGGGACTTCCTCTACAAAAACGGAAAGACCTACGCAGCAGCAAAAGCAAATAGATCTTATCTAGAGTTATTCCTTAAGTCTAAGCTGGCCTTGCTAATGAAGGATTCTATAGAGTCTACTTCTGCTGCTAAAGAAACAGATGCTAAAGCGCATCCTGACTACATTGCTTTGCTTTATGGAATTAAAGAAGCCATAGAATTAGAAGAAACATTAAAATGGGAGCTAGAAGCTGCTAAACAAACTATAGAGATCTATAGAACAGAATCAGCCAACAATCGTGGTTTAGATAGGGCTATGCAATGAGTGATTTGCCATACTACTTTGGCTTGTTAATGATGTCTATTGTGATACTTTCAATATGGATAACATTCAAATAATGTATAGAAATAGAAAGCTGTTAGATGCAGCTAGACAACTTCCATGCCAACATTGCGGAATCCAAGATGGAACAACAGTTGCAGCCCATTCAAATCAGCTTAGAGATGGCAAAGGTAGAGGACTTAAAGCCCATGATTATAGGATTGCGACCCTGTGCTTTAGCTGCCACTCGACTCTCGACCAAGGATCGAAACTCTCAAAGGCCGAAAGGATTGAGATGTGGGAGGAAGCACATCGCAAAACCATTGCAGAATTTTTTGAACAAGGAGTTTTAGATGTCAAATGAACCAATGACACTAAGAGAGATAGCTGAAGTTGAAGGCATAAGCCATCAAGCTGTAGCTGAGATATTAGAAAGAGCTATGTTAAAAATGCGTAAAGCATTATTAATAAGAGGCTTAAAACTAGAGGATATTTTATGAACAACAAGCAAGCAGTAAACGATCTTATAAATTTGTTTACAAGCAGAGAAATTAGTTACAAAGATGCAGAAGTTTTATATGCTGCTATCGCATTGATAAACAGACTTGAAGATGAAAATATAATTCTAAAAGGCCGTATAGACGGACACTCTTGCTTGCCAGGGAATCACTAAAGCTCTAGCGGATCAAACGAACCAAACTCTGTAGCAACCATCTTGGCTCGTTTGCGAAATTTGCTATCGTGTTTTTCCCATCCAAAAACACCCTTTCTATCTGCTGGCTCTGCCCATCTAGAGCAATGAATCATCTCATGTGCCGTAGTAGCAATGCAAGTTAGCATATAGGAAAGTCTATTTCTTGAAATAGTTATTGTATGAGGCTTATCTTTATCTTCTTCATAGCAATAAGTGCCTAAAGCATCAGGATCGCTATTTACAACAAAACGAACAAGCTCTACTGGAGGCATATTCCATTTGTTGTAAGGGTGAAGTTTACATAATGTAATGTATGTATCTTCTAAGAATGTAGCGTTTATTTTCATGCTAAATGCTTCAGTTTTGAATGTGGAATGATTGATCTTGTATCGGTAGAATAAGCTCCACAGGCTTTACATTGATAGCGCTGATACGCACCAGTAGTTGTATATCTAAACCCTTTGCTAACCAATGATGGTTTGGCACAAGTAGGGCAAACAAACCCATTTCGCTCTTTCATTAAGGCATGGTTTATTGGATTCTTAATCCAGGGCAATAACTTGTTATATAACTTTTCAAGCAATACTACATCTTGAATATTATATTCTTCCATTACTTTCCATGCTTTTTTATCGCCAGCCATACACTTAATCCAAAGAGTATGCCCTTCATGGTGGTTTTTCTTTCCAAGACCCAAGCGCTGCGCCACATAATCTAATTTATTGCTTGGAAATCTAAACTGGCTTTTTACCACTCTTAATAGATCAATTTGCTTTGATGGTGGTGGAGGTGGCATCTTGTGAACTAAAAACTCTTTATGCAATGTCGGCATATCAAACTTAGTGCCGTTGTAGTGAACTACTGCATCTGCATCTTCTAGTAGGCCATGTATCCCTTCTAGCATGGACTGAGAGGTGCTTTTTTGTACAGAATCAAAGTAGATCTGCTTTTCCCCTAGCCACTTAGCCGAATAGCACATAGTGTATGATGATTCTAGGAGCTGATTAAGCGATACATTCTGCTGCCACAAACCCCAAACATGAGCCGTATTTGGTGAAGTTTCTATATCCAGTAATAGGATTTTCATTAAGCGCTTTCAGTAATTGCGTTAAGATGTTGAATATAATACAATAAATTCTACTAATTTAATATGGTTATATGGAATCTCGTTTAAAAAACTGGGCTTGGTATGTATCGTATGGAGTTGTATCTCCTCAACCTGATACTACTTGCCGTAGCTTTGAAAAAAACTACATTCCAGAGCTAGGTAATTTGTATGCTGAATCTGAGCCACATTATGAGCCAGATCATGTAGACGGAGATTTAATAGAACAGGCAATTAAGGGTTTGCCATTAGAGTTGCGTAGAACACTTAAAATGCGCTATGTAAGTCATCCTTATGCTTCTACAGGACAATTAGCCCATGCTCTTAGAATATCCCCACATCGGCTAGAAGTAGATTTAGAAAATGCAAAGAAACGACTCCAGCAAGAACTGGATAAAAAAACAAAATCAGCACACTATACGAATTTGCTCAAAATGCAAGGTCAAAAAGACAACGGCTGAAGGAGTCTACGAAATATTCAATAATGGCATGAATGAGCGTTTTATCTGCAAATCTTGTGCAGATCGAAAAACACATTTATAATTTGGCTAGGGAAACTTTGCCCAAAATTTCGTAAGGTTAAATATGAAAATTGCTATTGGGCTATTAGCTCCTAAAGAAGATGAAAAAGAAATGCCAGAAGGCATGGGCTTGCTAGATGAGCCAATGGTAGATGAGGCTAAATACCCTATCTCCAAAGAATCCAACGACAAGATGACTAAAGCCCTAATGGAAACTCGTCATCTAGGTGCTAAAGATCCAGCTAATCCTGGCAGTTTTTGGATGGAAATTGCAGATTTTTGGGAAATCCCAGAAGAATTAGCAAAAGAAAGCACTTGCTCTAACTGCGAGTATTTCGACAATACCTTGGCTGCAAAAGAAGCAATGAAGGTAGTTCCTATTAGCCAGTTTGACAAAACTGGTGGAAATCGTGGCTATTGCCATAAGTACACATTTATCTGCCATGATCTGCGTGTTTGCGATCAATGGGAAGAAAAAGAGTACGAGGAAGAATAAGATTAGACTAGGGATCATAATCCCCTATAGAGATAGAGAGCAGCATCTAACTAAGATGCTTCCTCATACTGTTAGCTTTTTCCGTAGAAATACCAATATTGAGCCTCTGTTCTGTATCGCAGAACAAGTAGATGATAGCCCATTTAATCGTGGCGCAATCTCAAATCATGCTTATGCAGCAATAGCTGGAACTGTAGATTATGTCTGTTTTAACGATGTAGACTATATGCCTATGTGGGCAGACTACTCAGAGCCTAGCTTGCCAAGTAGAATTATCTGGCATGGCATGGCTTCAAGACCAGTAGGGCATGGAACAGATCAAGTAGTAAATGCACAGAGATATGGCCTAGCTGCCGTAGCAGTAATGAAAAAGTGGCATTTTGAAGCCTGTAATGGATATTCCAATACTTATTGGGGATGGGGTTACGAGGATACAGATCTTGCTAAAAGGCTCGAATCAGTCGGTCTGCCACTAGGATATAGGGATGGTACTTTTATCGCTCTAGATCACGATTCAAACGGCTACGATGCCAATGGTGAAACAGAAGCAAGTAAGGCAAATCACAAAAGATTTAGTAATAGGGTTTACCCTAATATGGCAGATGGCTTAAGCAAGCTAGAGGCTAATGTGGTAGAAATACAACAGCATACTGCTAGAGGGTTAGCAGATGGCGAAGAAGCTCCGTTGATATGGTGTAAGTACGATCTAAAGGAAATGTATGAAGATGAGCAAAAAGCAAGCCAAGATCGGTAAGGTCATGGGTGAGTACAAAGAAGGTACTCTACATTCTGGTAAAGGCGGTAAGGTCGTAAAGAACCCTAAACAAGCTATTGCTATCGCTATGTCAGAAGCAAGCAAGATGGCTCGTTATAAGAAATGAAAGTAAGAGAAGCTGCTGGCCTATTCGAGAAGTTAGGCGTAGCTGGATACAACAAACCAAAAAAGACTCCTAGCCATCCTACTAAAAGCCATGTTGTTGTGGCTAAAGAAGGCGATAAGGTAAAGACAATTCGATTCGGTCAGCAAGGTGTAAGTGGTAGCCCAGCTAAAGAAAACGAATCAGCAGCAGATAAAGCCAGGCGTAAATCATTCAAAGCTCGTCATGCAAGCAACATTGCTAAAGGCAAAATGAGTGCTGCTTACTGGGCAGATAAAGTAAAGTGGTAAAACTGTTGTAGAATAGCTACATCATCAACCATCAACCCATAGGGAATGGAATGGAAAGTTCTACAGAAAACAAAGATTTAGAAGTTGCTTCAACCAATAAGGGTGGAGCGCCTATAGGCAATCAGAACGGCAAAAAGGGAAAGCTGTTCTACAACCATCTCAGAGTAGCATTGGTTCAAGAAGATAGCCGTAAATTACGCACAATTGCACAAAAGCTAGTAGATGCTGCTGAACAGGGTGAACCTTGGGCTATCAAAGAAGTAATAGATAGAGTAGATGGCAAAGCTGTACAGGCTACAGAGATTAGTGGTGCAGATGGCAATGCAATAGAGATTAGTCAGATCGAGTTCGTTATCAAACGGCCAGAATGACAAAGTTTAGTATTGAGATCCCTGAGAAGTTAGAGTGTTTACTAGAACCACATCGGATGAAGATCATCTATGGTGGGCGAGGAAGCTCTAAGTCTTGGACTGTAGCCAGGGTGCTATTGGTCTTAGGTAGGATGAAAAAGCTAAGGGTGCTATGCGCTCGTGAGTTTCAGAACTCTATTTCAGACTCTGTTCATGCTTTGTTAGCAGATCAGATTAAGTCTATGGGACTAGAGGATTTCTATACTGTACAAAACACCAGTATCTTTGGTACAAATGGGACTGAGTTCTTATTTGCTGGTTTAAAGCACAACATAACAAAAATTAAGTCGTTTGAGGGTGTAGATATAGCTTGGGTAGAAGAAGCCCAAACTACATCTAAATCTTCTTGGGATGTATTAATCCCTACTATTCGTAAAGAAGGCTCAGAGATCTGGGTAACATTTAATCCTGAGTTAGATACGGATGAAACCTATAAACGCTTTGTAGCTCATCCTCCGAGCTTTGCAAAGGTGGCAAAAGTAAACTGGTCTGATAATCCTTGGTTTCCAAGCGTACTCAGAACAGAGATGGAAGATCTCAAAGAACGAGATATGGATGCCTATCTCAATGTATGGGAAGGCAATACAAGACAAGTATTAGATGGCGCTGTATATGCTACTGAGTTGCGTAAGGCGATGGAAGAAAACAGGATCAAAGATGTTCCTGTAGACAAAGCAATATTAGTGAGTACATTTTGGGATCTTGGCTGGTCGGACATGACAAGCATTTGGTTTGTCCAGACATTGCCAGGTGGCGAAGTTAGGATCATAGATTTTTATCAAGACTGCCAAAAGACCATAGATTTTTATGTAACTCTTTTAAAAGAAAAGGGCTACACTTATAGAGATCATTGGCTTCCACATGATGCAGAGCATAAGAATATGACAGGCCGTAGCACAAAAGAGATTATTGAAGCAATGGGATTACCAGTTAGGATTACTCCTAAACTGTCTATTGCTGATGGTATCAATGCTGCTCGTATGTTGATGAATCGTTGTTATTTCGATCAAAACAAATGTGCAGAAGGTCTACAAGCATTACGACACTATCGTTATGCCGTAGATCCTGATACAAAGATGTTTAGCGACAAGCCACTACATGACCAAAACAGCCATGCTGCCGATGCTTGGCGTTATGTGGCTGTAGGGTTAGACGAGAAGCCTTATACCTGGGATAAGGCATTAGATGTTAAAACTTCATGGATCGTATAAATGGATGACAATAAGTTAAAAGGTATATTAGATAGCGAGATAGAGAACTCTATCGGCTTTGTAGATACCGAAACAACCGAAGCTCGTAGAAAAGCGCTGACTTACTACAATCGTGAGCCATACGGCAATGAAGTAGAAGGCCGTTCATCTATTGTTACTGGTGAAGTAGCTGAAGTAGTTGATGGCGCATTGCCACAATTACTCCGTATCTTTACTCAATCAGACGAGTTAGTTCGCTTTGAGCCTAAAGGACAAGGCGATGAAGAAGGCGCTAAACAAGCTACTGACTATTGCAATCTAGTGTTTTTCCATGATAACGATGGCGTTATCTTGATGCACAACTGGTTTAAAGATGCACTTCTACAAAAGAACGGCATTGTTAAGTACTGGTGGGAAGATAGCGAAGATCCTATCAAGGAAAAGTATAAGAATCTCAATGCAGAAGAATTAACACTTTTGCTTGCAGATGGTCAGATGGAAGTTATCAGCCAAGACATTACACAAGTTGGTATAGACCCAATGGGTATGCCATTGTTGGCTTACGATGTAACCATCAAGAAGAAAAAAGAAGCTGGGCGTGTCAAGATTGAGTGCGTTCCACCAGAGGAGTTCTTGATCTCCAAGCGTGATAAGAGCATTAAAGATGCAAGATTCTGCGCTCATCGTGTAATGATGTCTAGATCAGACTTGATTGCTGCTGGATACAAGAAGGATGTCGTAGACAATTTGCCATCTTATAGCGATCTGACATACACTCCAGAGCGTATTGCTCGATATGATCGTGGCGAGATGCCTGATGAAACTCAATCATTAGATTTCTCAATGCAAGAAATTGAAGTTTATGAGTGCTATATCCGTACCGATGTAGATGGTGATGGCATGGCTGAGTTGCTAAAAGTAACCTATGCTGGCATGAGCGAGATTCTAGATCAAGAAGAAGTGGATCATATTCCATTTGCTTCTATTTGCCCAATCCCAATGCCACACAAGTTCTTTGGTCAGTCTTTGGCTGATCGTGCAATGGACATCCAGTTAATCAAGTCTACAATTACTCGTCAGATCTTGGATAACTTGTACCTAACTAATATGCCTCGTATGACGGCTATTGATGGTCAAGTAAACATGGATGATCTGCTAACTGTTGCTCCTAACGGAGTAGTTCGTATGAAGTCCCAAGGCGCAGTACAGGCTTTGACTGTTCCTCCTACTGCTGCTCAGTCGTTCCCAATGCTCGATTACATGGATCAAGTGTTGCAGAAGCGTTCTGGCGTTACACAGACAAGCCAAGGCTTAGATGCAAACATTCTACAAAACACGACTGCTACAGCTATTGCAGCAATGCAACAGGCTGGCTCTGGTCGTTTAGAGATGATTGCTCGCATCTTTGCTGATACAGGCGTTAAAGACTTGTTCGCTGGCATCTTCCACTTGTTATGCAAATACCAAGATAAAGAGCGTGTACTGCGTTTGCGTGGTAAGTATGTAAATGTAGATCCTCGTAACTGGAAAACCAACTACGATGTTTCTATCAATGTTGGACTAGGTACTGGTAACAAAGATCAACAAATGGCTATGGCTGCTATGGTTCTACAAAAGCAAGAGCAGATCCTTGGTACACAAGGATTTGCAAACCCATTGGTTACTGTTGGTCAATATCGCAATACTCTTGGTCGCTTTATTGAAGCTGCTGGTTACAAAGACTCTAACGAGTTCTTTAAGGAAATTAGTCCTGAGTTGGATGCTGCTATTTCTCAGCCCCCACCACCACAGCAAGCTCCAGTAGATCCAGCAGTGCAGGCTTACATGGCTCAGACTCAAGCTCAGATTCAAGGTGAGCAAGCTAAGATTTCAGCGAAGATTGAAGCAGATAAGTTTAAAGCTCAATCTGATCTACAGCTCGAAAGAGAAAGAAACGCTTTAGAGATCCAGTTAGCTAGAGAAAAAGCTGCTGCGGAGATACAATTGGCTCGTGATAAAGCTGCTGCTCAGATTGAATTAAAATCTGCTGAGTTACAAGCTGACACTCAACTAAGGGCAGCCGAAATGGTAGCTAAAGGCGTTGTTTAATGAATAGAGCAGAACGAGCAAGAAATTATTTAAACGATGAGTTCTTTGTAGAGCTATTAGAGGCTCAGAAGGACTTGTACAAGTCTTATGTATTTAACTCGCCAGAACATGATGTAGAAGGCAGAGAAAGAGCCTTAGTAAAACTAAGAGCTATTGAAGATTTTGAAGCATCTTTGAGATCAATCTTGCAACAAGCAGACATTGAGAAGAAGCGATTTAAGGTTTTTTAACTACCCATAAAAGGTAAAACATGAGCGAAAACACCAACCCACAAGGGAGTGTAGATAACACGATAGGCGGTGCAGCTAACGCATTTATGTCTATTCTTGACCCACAAACCAAGGAAGCGAAAGCTGACCCAGAGGTTCGTGCAGATGACTCAAGCGACTACGAAAGTGGTTACGATGAGCCAGAGGCCGAGGAATCAGATGTAAGTGCGGAAGAAGCTGAATACCAAGAAGAAGTTGAAGAAGAAGCTCCCAAGTACCGAGTCAAAGCAAATGGCGAGGAACTG